ACCATTGACTTTAAGTTTAAGGATAGCTGGAACTTCATCTTGCGACTGTTCTTCTTCCTCAACCTCTTCATCTGGTTCTTCTGTTGCTTCTTCTGACTCTACTTCTTCAGTAGCTTCAGCCTCAGCTTCTAGTGGTGGTTGTTCTTTCTCTTCTTCTTGAACTTCAGGTGTAATTACATCTGATTCAATACTATCACCTAGCATAGCCTCTAATCGGCTTTGTGGTGACTGTTCTGGGACTTGGTCACTCATAGTTTTATTTCCTTGAAATTAGACAATAAAAAAGACTCCTAAGAGTCCTAAGTAGGCTTGTCCTTACCTAAATTCTTTTTGTGTAATATATTACACATTTTGCCTGTCAAAACGGTTTTCATTCAAAATACTGGAAAACTACTTCTGAATGAAACTAACCAAATACTTTAAATCTTGGTTTATCCGTTTGTATAGCTGCTAACTTACCTGTTTGCATCACGTCAGTAAGCTGTTTGTTGATTTGGTTTAGTAGTTGTAGTGCGATAACTAATTTGTTATGGGTCTTCTCATCACCTAGTGGACTGTTAGCCATACTAGCAATAAGACTTTCACGTACCTTATCCATAGCTTCTTTATAGATAGGGTTATCTAGTATCTGTGATGCTTGTTCGCCACGTTTAACTTCTTCTAATTGTTTAGTTGCCATACATCATCCCTGATTGAGCTTTGATTTGAGCAATAGCTAAATCTGTCTCTGCTTTAAGTTGAGCTTTAAATCGTTCTAGTTCTGCTTGAGCTACTATCTTCTCACGTTCAATGATTATATCATTCTTACTACGTTCTTGCTCTTGCATCATTTGTGCATCAGCTTTTTGTTGCTCAATCTGTAACTGACCTTGAATCATAATCTCAGCTTCTGAAGGTTGTTGTTGCTGACCTTCTTGCTCAGGCATATTAGCTGGATTAACCCAGAACTCTTCAGGATTCTTAAAGCCTGCATTCTGTGTAAGTTTAGCTAAAGCATTGTAAATCTTCTCTGGTGATGTAAGACCTGCACCAATAGCTTCTTTTTGCATATTAATGATAGACATGAGATGTGCTAATTGTTGGTCTTTATTACCTGCACCTAAGCCTACAGAGATAGATAAGTCTTTACGAGCTTTCCATTCTCTAGGGTCTACTTCTACCCATTTGTTACGTAAACGAATAATGTCTGGTTTAGTAAGCGTTGTTCTCACTAAGTAATGCACAAGTTTAAATAGTTCTTTTACACCTGTCTCAGCAAATGTTCTAGCTACTAACTCTATGCGTTGTTGAGACGCATTCATAATTTGTGCTACACCGGTAGCTGTCTTATTAAGACTGTTAGCATCTAATCCTTGATTGTAAGCTGTAATACCTGTTCTCTTCTCTTTCATAGAGTCCATGTATTCAACCATACCGAATGATGATGCTGGTAGTGGTGGATGTGATAAAGGCATAATGCCTGACATTGGGTCACCTTCTACACGAACAATACCACCTGGTCTTGACGTTAGCATATCGTCTAGGTTTACTCTGTCAGAGATAGCATAACGACCATTGTTAGCTAGATACATATTATCTAACTGACCACGAATAAGGGTAGACTTAATTAACTGAATGTCCATAGTCAAGTCAGCATAAGAACGACCAATATGTCTATGTGGCATAATCATAGGTGTGATACATGCGAAAGGAACATACTCGCATTTCTCTTTGTATAGGATTGTATTACCTAATACAACTACTCTATATCTTTCACCATCTAACTTAATGTATGTGTCTTTAACAAGAGCTTCTGCTGGAGCAACAGCTCTATCGTATTCTTCATCATAGATATCACGTGCATTAGACTCTTCTTCAAAAGTGTCTCTAATATCTGACATGATAGACTTGATATATTCTAGTGGCTTGTCAAATGCTTCAGCAATGCTAGCTAATTGCATGACTTCTCTATGTTGAACGAAAGTAGCGTCTTGTAAGTTAGGACCTGATACCTCTATAGATATCATCATGTTTTCAGGTGCTACGTTTTGAATCTTAATATCTGTCTTGTCCTCTGTAACCTTGAGCTTAACATCATGTAACATAGGTTGCATAACTGTAGCTGGGTCTACACCATTCATGGCTGCTTGCTGATAGATAACATCCATGTTAATAGATGGGTCAGGGTAAGCAGTATGTTCTAATACTTCTGTCTTCTCATCTGAAGCCAACATCTGTAGTTGTGCGTCAGATAGACCTTTATACTCGTATTCTTCTTCCTCTTCCTCTTCTTCAGCATAGACTTTTACATATCCGTTCTTAGATAGTAATGCGTCTTTAAACCATACGTAGAATACTTTAAACCCTTCGTTCTTTTCCATAACGACATGGTTTACATAATCTGTTTCTTGGTCTGCTGCTTCTTGGTCTTCAGGACCTTTAGGGTCAAACTGAACAACCTTATCACCTGCTACAAATACTTTTAAAAGCTGAGGGAGAGCTGACTCAATCGTGTCTTGAACGTCATAAGATACAACTTGTGAACGACCTTCTTCTTCGTTACCGAATGGTTGACCTAAATAGTAGTCAATCGCTTCTGCTCTGTCATCCGACAATGATGAGTCATTTACACCATAGGCAATAGATTCTTGTTGCTCTATCTGTGCAATGATTTCCATATCTTGTATCTTCATTAAACAATTCCTCTATTTGTATATTGTATTTTCTCTTTGCTCCATGACTCATTCTTCATAGATTCAATAGAGGTACATAAATATCTGAACGCATCTGCTCCATGAGAGAACTCATCATGTAGTGGCGCACCAGGTTCGTTGGTTGCAGAGTTTATACTTCTGCGATAATTCTTTAAACATTCAACAAGTCTTTGTGCTGACTTATCAAAGTATATACGGTGGAAGTTCATACGTGCTAACTTAATACCAGACTCTATGTCTGCTTTAGGCACGATACGTATATCCCATCCTAACTTCTTCATAATATCTTCTGCTGATATACCATGCTTAAAGTCTTTAGACTGTCCGTCATGTGGTAAGAACATTGTACCCCAGTTATAGGATAAGTTCTTTAGTTGTGCAGAATAGCTATCTAATGTTCTGTGGTCATCTTCTATATAACCAATGATGCGTAAGTCTGATATACCTTTTTGGCATAGGATAACTGACATGCTGTCGTTCCATCCTAAGTCCATAACTACATGAACCTTCATCATAGGGTCATAAGGTACAGTTGTTATACGGTTACCTTCTTGTGCTTCACGTATTTCATTAGAGTATATAGCACCATCTACAGCAGCCTTGCATTCACCTAACCATATGTTTGCATAGTCAGGGTTAGTCTTTTCACTATGCTGGCGTTCTATCTCAAGAACTTCGCTGAACCATGGATTATCCATGTAATTTAGTTTAACCACCTTAGCGTTCTCTGGTGGTGTTACGCAATAGCGCATGTATGTATCATCTGTATCAAGACCAGGATTAAATGATACCCATACCTCTGACTCTGGCTTACGTATAGTAGGAATAAGTATATCCCACGATTTGCGTGATATGGTCTGAGCTTCCTCACACCACACTCTGTCTATGCCCTCATAGCTCTTTATTGACTCTGCTGTGTTAGTAGCTAAACCTGTGAATACAAATAAACTACCGTTAAGACCACGTATCTCTGACTCTAATACTTCATAGAACTGACCTAAACCTAATGCTTGTATTTGGTCTGACAATAATTGGTGAACTGAGTTTTTAATACTACGCTGCACTTCTCGTGCGCATAATACACGCAATGGTTTATTAGCTGCTTGCAATAATAAAGCTCTAGCAAATCCCCATGACTTTCCACTTCCACGACCACCGTATGCTACTTTGTAGCGGTGATTCTCGAAAAGAAAATCTAATTTACTCGGAAACTGAGCTATCGTCTGGCTTGACAAAGATAATTCCTATCCCAGAAGGTAAGTCTTTACCATCTGCACCTGTTAATTCTTGAGTAGCTATAGCCTTACCATCTAATCTATCGCCTACTTCTTTCATAGCACCTAAATCACCTTCTGCTGCTTTCTCAAATAGCTTTTCAGCAATAACGTGTATGCGTTTGTAGTCTTCTTGTATAGCTAATTTCCTAATTGTATTTGCCCATATCCTATTGTTTTTATTAGAATTGGTATTGCCAAAAGGCGCTCCTACTTTAGGTTCTTTATCTTCTTCGTTTTCCATTGTTTTGCAACTCCTAATAGGTTGGTTGCCCTCTGTTTATTCTATTTGTTGTTTTAATTTTTCCCAGGCTGTATTTCTATCAATCTTAGCTTGTTCTAATATCTTTCTAAATTTTACAGCTTCATCACCATATAAATCACCGCTAATCTTATGTTTTTGCTGGTCATAAATTGGTTTATATCTTTCATACACATCTAATAATTGTTTTGGTACTAATTGGACCTCTGTAGAAGTTCCGTTTTTTAATCCTAATTGTACATGAATTGCTCTATATCCATCACCTTTTCCTGTATCATTAAGCCAATTAT